CCAAATTGTTTTTGAATATCTTTAGCCGGTTGTTCTGTCCAGAAAAACATTGGCTTGTGCCCTTCTTTTGTCCATACGTATCCAAAACGTGTCATATTCAATACCTGTATTTAGGGGCGCAATTCACATCGGCCACCACGTCAGTTGTATAGTTGTTGATCTTGCGCTTGGCAATGATCATCACCGCGCGCAGGCCAGAGCTTTCACACTCTTGCACAGCCAAGATCACCTCGTTGCGGCTCATTGCGTGGATGTCTTTATCTAAAATCATTTTCTGGTCGGGGCCACCGCCACCATCACCCAAGCTGGCCTGCCACGACGATCCTGCGGCGCAGCCGGTGATAAGTAAGAAAAGAAAATATTTCATGGTTGTGTTGCCTCCTGTAAAAGTTCAATACGCTCGCGTGATGCTCTGAGTGTGGTGTAGCGTTGGTGCAATCGCTCCAGCACCACCACACGCTTGGCATTCGTACGTTCATGGTTTAACATCTCTAAAACCTTTTGTTCGTCAAAGGTCTTAAGTTGTTCATTTAATTTTCGCCAAGTGAGTTGCAATTTTGTCCTCCAATTTTTTAACTAACGTCATGCTCTTGCTCAACTTGCGCCATGCGGCGTTAAAGTCTCGCTGGTAAATTTTTTGAATAGACTTCTCAGCCTTTAACTGCGTCTTCCAATTGTTCAAACGTACACTCATTTCAACTCCTCCATTGCAATATCAGATATAGCGCGCTTGTCGTGCAACGCGGCCCAAATTTTTTCATCGATAGTTTTGTTCGTCAACATGACGTAGACCCACACACTGTGTGCTTGTCCCGAGCGGTGCAAACGACCAACGGTTTGTTCGTACAACTCCAAACTCCACGGCAGGGACAAAAACACCATGTGACAACCCCCAAATTGAAGGTTGAGTCCGTGACCCGCCGATTTCGGATGCACCAGTAAGAGCTCAATTCGGCCTTCGTTCCAGCGTTGAATGGCTTCTTTGTCGTCAAGGGTTTGGGCGTGGGGATAGCGACGCTTGAGTTCTGCCAACTCCTCTTGATACGTGTAAGCAATGATCGTATTTGCTCTTTGATTTTCATTCAACAACTCCTCAAGTCGGTCAAATTTGTGCGGACTGAACCACACTGGCGTTTGGGTAACGATGAACTTACCTGGCGTTGCAGAAGCCGTTTTGCGTGTGTCGTACACAAACCCGCTGGCCATTTGTTGCAACTTGCCGGTGATGACGCCTGCATTGATAGCGGTGACATCCAGCGCCTGAAAATCTACACGCATCTTCTCGTAAGGCGTGCGGTCGTCCAGATTGCACCGCACTTCAATCACATGAAGCGGCGGCAACTTGTCTTTGTATTCACCAGCGTCCAGAACATACGTTGCCGGTTTAATTCGCGTCATGACGTTGGCCAACGCACCGACACGCGGTGCCCACTCGCCAAAGTCTTTGTTGATCAGCACAAAGTACTGTTGCATGAACGCGCCTTTGGATCGGCCAAGCAGCGACTGATCAACGATCTTGCATTGGCCAAACACGTCTTCCAAACCGTTGCTGGTGAATGAGCCGGTCAAGCCCCAGCGCACGACCATAGGGTCAATAATCTTCAACAGTGCTTTAAAGCGGGTGCCTGATGGGTTCTTCAAACGCGTCAGTTCATCAAACACAATGCCGTCAAAGTTCAGCGCCTGTTCGGCCAGCCATTGGATGTTGTCGTAGTTGCTGACCACAATCTGCGCTTTTGAGCGCAGTGCCGCGCCTCGCTCCTTGGGTGTGCCCACCGCCACGGCCAGCGGCACGTCAGGAGCCCATTTGGGCTGCTCAACTGGCCACACGTCGGTGCAGACGCGCTTGGGTGCCAGAACAAGAAACCGCTTGACCACGCCGTTGACCAACATGTCTTGCATGGCCGTCAGTGTGATGGCTGTCTTGCCTGCGCCCACCGGTGCCAAAATCATGGCTCGGTCGCGCTCGTAGAGGAAGTCAGCCGCCTCGTCTTGGTAGGGTCTTAATGAATTCATCAATTTGTTCTATTGTCCATAAACATGCGTAGTTCTGTTTCAGCAGCGTCATGTCCGACATGAACATCTTCTGCAACGCTGACAGCCTGCCGCCCTTGGTCTTCAACTCCACAAACCATGTACTGCCGTCAGGCAAACACGCGATCCTGTCAGCAACGCCTTTGCGCCCAGGTGACGTGAACTTGTACGTCTTGCCACCAATGCGTTCAACTGCCCAGATGAAATGATTTTCAACTATTTTTTCTTTCATGTCAAAAAGTTTAGCACAGATTTATTTTCTATGCTATAGTTCAGTCTCAATCAATTACAGGAGAGTTCAGTGGATCATTCAAAGATAGTCGGCGGCTCAACCGCCAAGCGCGTTATGAACTGCCCTGGCTCTGTAGCCTTGGTGCAGAAGATGCCGCCCCAGCCCAGCAGCAAGTACGCCGACGAAGGCACGCTGTTGCACAACGTCATTGCTGAAATAGTGATGTCAGACAAACACCCTGAAGCCTGGCTTGGCACGACATACAACGATCAAGTGTTGACGCTTGATTTAATCGACGACAAACTGGTGCCCGCTCTTGCGGCGCTGGATCAGATAGACCCAGACAAGGAGATGGAAATTGCCGCTGAAACACGTGTTGGCTTTGGTGATTTGTTGCCTGGCGTATTTGGTAGCACTGATCTCATCGGACGTATCGGCAATCGTGCAATTGTTCTTGATTGGAAGTTTGGCGATGGTGTTGCTGTAGAGGTAGAAGAGAATCCTCAATTGATGTTCTATGCCGCCGCATCTATGCGTACCGAAGAATCCAAGTGGGCGTTTGATGGCGTTGACGAAATTGAAATGGTGATCGTGCAGCCGCCAGCAGTCAAGCGTTGGGTGACGACACCAGCGCGCATTGCTCAGTTTGAAAAGGACTTGGTCAAGGCTGTCAAGCTGGCGCAGCAACCTGACGCTGAACTCAAAGTCGGTGACCACTGCCGTTGGTGCGCGGCCAAGCCCGTGTGCCCACAGATGACCGGTGCTGTTGACCGCGCGTTAAAGACGCAAGTCGAAGCCATCGACGTGCAAACGCTGGGCAATTACTTGGCCAACGCCGACATACTGGAAGATTGGATCAAGGATTTGCGCGCGCTGGCGCATCAAATTCTGGACAGCGGCGCGCCGGTGCCTGGGTATAAATTGGTGGCCAAGCGTGGCACACGTCAGTGGGTAGACGACGAGAAAGCCGTTGCGGCTTTGATCAAATTAAATGTTGTACCCTACAAAGAACCCGAGTTAATTTCCCCAGCGCAAGCGGAGAAGGAACTCAAAAAGAGCAAGATGACATTGCCCGACGATCTTGTCGTGTCAGTGTCTTCAGGCACAACATTGGCAGCGGAGAGCGATCCCCGTCCAGCAGTGTTGCAAATTAGCTCACAACTGCGTGCAGCTATTTCTAAACTTCAATAAGGAAAATCATGTCCAATTTAGTAGCGTTCTCTCAAGCGGGCTTGCCCGCAGTTTCCACCCTGTCAACCGCACTGCGTGCGATCCAAGCAGACGTTGGCCCAGCCGGTACAGCTATCCTGAAAATGGATAAGACTGGCCATTGGGTTTTCGGTGCCGATCAAACCGAAGTCGAAGACGACAGCAAGTGGGCGATCAACCCTTTCTCCTTTGTCCACGGCTTCATCGCTTGGGGTGATGGTGAGGTGTTGGCCGAGAAGATGGCCAGTGTCAGCCAGCCGTTGCCCGAACTCGACGAAGCTCCACCTGGAGCCAAGAAGGGTTGGGAAACACAGGTCGGCTTGTCTTTGAAGTGCATTAGCGGCGAAGACAAGGGAATGGAAGCGCGTTATACCACCACGTCAGTGGGCGGTAAAAAAGCGGTTCAAGCCATTGCAGTCGCGTTGGCCGAACAGGTCGAGAAAGATCAATCCAAGCCTGTGGCTATTGTGCGTCTGCGTAAAGACCACTATGCCCACAAGAGCTACGGCAAGATTTACACGCCCGTGTTCGAGGTGATTGAGTGGGTCAGCATGGACGGCGAGCCGGTTCCAGAAGCTAAACCAGAAGCGCCAGCAGGCCGTCGTCGGAGGTCAGCATGAAACTTGAACTTGACGTGCAAGAAATCAACGCTGTGATGGCGTTGCTGGCTTCGCTGATGGACAAGATCAGAATGCAAGCCCAAGCGCAGATGCCAACGCAAGAGTAATCTTCCTGATGCCGCGTGACAGGCGGCATTGGAAAGGACACACATATGCTTTGGCTAGACTTTGAAACAAAATCACGTTGCGACTTAACCAAGCACGGCGTCTACAACTACGCGCAAGACCCCAGCACCGAAGTGCTGTGCATGTCGTATGCGTTTGACATCGATGACGTGCAGACGTGGCTGCCTACGGAGCCCTTTCCCGAAATAGTACGCAACTACACCGGCTATATTGCGGCGCACAACGCGGCGTTTGAACGTCTGATTTTTTGGTACGTCTTACAGATTAACTTCAAGCTGGAACAGTTTTATTGCACCGCAGCACAAGCCCGCGCCAATTGCGCGCCTGGCAAGCTAGAAGACGTTGGCCGCTTTGCTGGCGCGTCCATGCGTAAAGACCACCGTGGCGCACAGTTAATCCGCTTGCTGTCGATCCCCCGCGCAGATGGGACGTTTAACGAAGACCCCGCGCTCATGGCTGAGATGATTGAATATTGTGAGCAGGACGTGCGTGCCATGCGTGCGTTCAGCAAGGCGCAGCGCCCGCTGTCAGCAGAAGAATTGGCCGACTACCACGTCAACGAGCGCATCAATGACCGTGGCGTGTTGATAGATGTGCCGCTGTGCAATGCGGCCATCAAGTTTGCTGGTGACGAGTTGGCCGAGATTCAAGACATCGTGGCCGAGGTCACCGAAGGCGCGATCACCAGCGTCAGGTCGCCCAAAATGCGCCAGTGGGTAACCGACCGCGTTGGCCCGCAGGCTTTGAAGCTCATGGAAGTCTACAAAGACGGCGAGAAGAAATATTCAATTGACAAGACCGTGCGAGCCAACTTGCTCGTTATGGCAGAGGAGAACCCAGATGAGATACCGCCCGCTGTTGCCGAGGTCATCCAATGCGCGGACGACTTATGGGCGTCTTCGGTTGCGAAGTTCAGCCGCCTTGCATCTCTTGCAGACGAAGAAGATCAACGAGTGCGGGGAGCCTTCGTTTTTGCTGGAGGGTCTGCCACCGGACGCGCCTCTAGCTATGGAGCCCAAGTTCACAATTTTGCTCGCAAGTGCGCCAAATCGCCCGAAGACGTTAGAACTGCAATGGTCAGAGGCCATGCAATTGTTCCTCAGTTTGGCAAGCGCGTTACAGATGTCCTCAAAGGAATGCTCAGGCCCGCACTGATACCGGCCAAGGGCAAGCATCTGGTGGTAGCCGACTGGTCGTCCATCGAAGCGCGCGCCACGCCGTGGCTGTCCAACTGCCCAGCAGGCGAGCGCAAACTAGCCATCTTTGCCAACGGGGAAGACGTGTACAAGGTCAACGCGTCTGCCACCTTCAACGTGGCCGTGGACGTGGTGGACGACCACCAGCGTCAGATCGGTAAGGTTCAAGAGTTGGCCTGTGGCTTTGCCGGTGGCGTAGGTGCCTTTGCCGCGATGGGCCGCGCCTATGGCGTGTATTTGCCCGAGTCGGACGCCAAGCGCATGGTGGATGCATGGCGGCGGGCCAACCCGTGGTCGGTGCCTTATTGGCAGAACCTGGAGGAAGCCTACACCCGCGCAATGCGTAACAAAGGCCACGGGTTCAGCGTTGGACGGGTTACTTACATGTTTGACGGCCAGCACCTTTGGTATGCTCTGCCTTCCGGTCGAATTCTCTGTTACCCGTTTGCCAAGCTTGACGCCGACGGCGTGACCTACGCCAAAGCGGCTTGGAAACCGGCAGCAGACGCGACCGAATGGCCACGCGCAAGACTTTGGAAAGGCTTGGCGTGTGAGAATATCACCCAAGCCACCGCCAACGATTTGCTGCGCCACTCATTGCGTCAGCTTGACGACGTGGTGCTTCATGTACACGACGAGATTGTGTTGGAAACCGACCGGCCAGAAGAGATGGCCGTGCGGCTTAAAGAGGTGATGTGTACGCCGCCTGAATGGGCTAAGGGCTTACCCCTTGGCGCAGAGGTGGCAATCATGTCGAGATACGGCAAATAAAAAGCCCGCTGGCAGGCGGGCTTGAACGGGAGCAATAATTGGAATTTCTGGACTTTATCACAAAACTCGCCCCTACTGGCGAGACAGCACTGATTGTGCGTCAAAAACCACAATTAAAAGACGGCGCGCTTCAACTGCACGCCGATGGCGCGGTCAAGTGCACATGGCCTGCGTACTTACCCAGCAAAGGCACCAAGGCAGGCGAGGCGTGGTACGCCAACACCGCCAGCTTTGTCGTTGACCGGTTTGCTGATGGCCGCGTGTCGGCCAGCGCAACCAATTGCGAGTACATCTTGGTCATGATGCTGGACGACATTGGCACCAAATCCAAGGTGCCGCCCATTGCCCCGACATGGATCATGGAAACGTCGGAAGGGTCGTTCCAGTGGGGCTACGCCTTTAGCGACCAGCCGACCAAGGCCGAGTTCAGCGTGGCCATCCGCGCGATCGCAGACGCAGGCTATACAGACCCTGGCGCTTGTAATCCGGTGCGTAATTTCCGACTGCCTGGCTCTGTCAACCTGAAGCCCGAGCGCAACCTGTTTGCGTCGCGTCTGGTCGAGTTTCACCCAGACCGTGAGTTCACCCTATCCGAAATATGCGACGCCCTTGGTGTCGTGCCGGTCGAGCCCGACTCGCTCACCCTGCGCCCCATCCGCTTGTCGGACGACGGTGCAGATGACGTGATGGCATGGCTGTCGCAACAGGGTTTGCTGTTGTCGCGTCCCAACAACGAAGGCTGGGCGGGCGTGATCTGCCCCAACAGCGCCGAGCATACCGACGGCAATCCCGAAGGCCGCTATATGCCCGCTAACCGCGCCTATTGCTGTTTGCACTCGCATTGCGTGGACTTCGATTCGCGTATGTTCCTGCAATGGGTGGCCGACAACGACGGCCCAAGCCACAACCCTGGGCTTCGTGAGGAATTGCTGGCGCAGGCGATGGACTCCGCGCTGTCCAAGCTCACGCCGACCGCTGAATACCCCAACGAAGCCGCCAAGATCATCGCCGAGGTGGAGCGCAAGGAATTGGGGCGCATTGAAAAGGCCGAATGGTACGAGCGATTTGCCTATGTCCAAGCCGATGACGGTTATTTCGACTTGACAGACCGGCGCGAGATAACCCGCAGCACTTTCAACGCCCTGTTTCGGCACATAGACTGCAAGTCAATCCACAATAGCAAGCGCCGCGTCGAAGCATCGCACTGCTTTGACGAAAACCGGCAGGCCAAAGGCGCCAAGGCGCTGGCCGGTATCACCTACGCCGCCGGTGCCACCATACTGGTTGCGCGTGATGGCATGGTCTACGGCAACCGGTGGCGCGATGCCCGCCCCAAGCCCGCCGCCGGTGACGTCAGCCTGTGGCTGTCGCACGTCGAGCGCATGATCCCAGAAAAATTTGAGCGTGAGCATCTACTGAACGCGCTGGCCCATAAGGTGCAATTTCCCAGCCATAAGATCAACCACGCCATTTTGATGGGTGGCAATCATGGCAGCGGCAAGGACACCCTGTTTGCGCCGTTTTTCTGGGCCATTGGTGGCGACGCCAAGGCCAATTGTTCACTGGTCAAAAACGAGGATCTGGCGTCCCAGTGGGGTTACGCGTTGGAATGCGAAGTGATGGAAATTGCAGAGCTACGCCAAGCAGAAGCAAAGGATCGTCGCGCCCTAGAGAACACCCTCAAGCCCATCATCGCCGCGCCCCCTGAGCTTCTCATGGTCAATCGCAAAGGCTTGCACCCCTATTACGCCTTAAACCGCGTTTTTGTAATTGCATTCTCTAATGAGCGCGTGGCCATCTCGTTACCCTCAGAGGATCGCCGTTGGTTTGTATTGTGGTGCGCCGCCGAAAAGTTACCAGAAGCTCAGGCCGTGAGCCTGTGGAACTGGTACCAACACCGTGGCGGCTTTAAGGCCGTGGCCCATTACCTGCACACCCGTGACGTGTCGGATTGGAACCCTAACGCGCCGCCGCCAATGACCGAAGCCAAGCTAATCATGGTCGAGCATGGCATGAGTACCGCCGAGTCGTTTCTGGTTGACCAGATGCGCCGCCGTGTGGGCGAATTCTCGCGTGGCGTCATAGCGTCGCCGTTTCATGGGGTTTGCGACCGCCTGCAAGGGTACGCGCCCACTGGCGTTAAAATCGTTCAGGGTGCCCTGTTACACGCGCTTAAGGAAGCCAATTGGATCGACTGTGGCCGCGTTGCGTCGCGCCTGCATAGCACCAAAAAACATATCTATTGCGCGCCGGATATGGCCAAGGCCAGCAAATCAGAATTGAGGGATATGGTCGAGGCATAAAAAAAGCCCGCACTGGGCGGGCTGTAAGATTAGGCAACTGCTACAAATTGAGTAGCATGGCAAGTATAGCAGCCAAAATGGCCGCGCATATCAGCGCCACAGTTCGGCCACCGCTTCGCGCTCAATCTGGCCGACTATCGTCGCCGGTAGCAGCCCGTACACATCCACCGCGCCCAGATATGCGTTGAGCAACACGGCGCGCGGTGCCTGCGTTTCGTCGCCTTCGTCGATTTCGACATAGCAGACCAGTTCATCACCGTTCGGGTGCTGAAATTTAAACTCAGTCTCACCGATACCGGCCAGCGGGCGCATGGCTGCCATGACGCACTCGTCAAGCTCTTCGCGTAGCTCGCGGATCATGTCTTCCAGCGCATTAAAATCTTCAATTGTCCGCATGTTCGACCTCCCAGGCTAAATCTTCGCCTACCGCCAGCATGCAGGGCTCGGCGCGCAGCGCCTGCCAGTCCCATGCGGCCAAGTGTTTAGCATGGTTTGCGCGCTCATATGCGGCCACATAATCAGCGGTCGAGTCACCGGCCCAATGCTGCGGATAGATCCGCTTTTCAGCGCCCTTAGACTTTACCGGCTTATGTTTGCCGGTGCACTTTGCATGCGCGGCCATGATGTCGTCGCGCCCGTCGCGCACAATATAACGGGTTTTCCCTAGTGTGATGGTTTTCATGTCATGCTCCAAAAATAAATAATGAAGGGCAGCGCGATAAAAAACGCAAAGCCCAGCGCGTCAAAAAATTGTCGAATTGTCATAGGTTCCCCAAAAAGTGGCCGTCATCATCAAAAACTGCTACATAGAAGCCGCGCGGGCTCCCATGCACCTCATAAGACCATGCACAGCGCTCATGCAAGGTCAAGTGATCGGCCAATGCCTGAGCAGCGGCCTTCGTGGTGTAGTAGGTCATGAACAACACCCGCAGCATGGCGCGTCGATACAGCGCCCGCGCTTGTTTTGAAAGTATTCACGCCCGCCGATTTGAAACACATCGGATCGGTATTGACGCGCCGGTGTGGTGAACGTCATGCGGTCATCATCATCCGTGATCCACGCCGTGCGCGTGGCCGTGTCATAAATTATTTCATCGCCTGGGCGGATAGGCGCGCCCGTGCGGGCGTCGATCCCTTTATATTTGGCTAACATTCTTTTTTGCATGGTTTACCTTTACTCTACTGAATCGGGCAAAATTACCCGCACTAAGGGCCAGCGCGGCCCCTAGTACTGACAATTTAGGCGGCCAGTTTGATGTCTATAACCCGTTTTTTCGTGCCGTGGGCCGGAAAACCAACAATGACGGCCCGCTGACGCTGACACAGTTGGCAAGTGGCACAGCTAACATCATCGCGCTGCGTCGCTGGGCAAATAACCACAGCGCGGCCCGCCGGTGTGGTGGTGTTAGCGGTTTGCGTTGACGGTAAAACCACCACCACCGGCCCAGCGTCATGATCGGCCAGCGCGTCAGCGTCAGCTAAATCATTGGCCGATAAATTGACAGTAAAGCCCCACGCGTTGGCGTGGCGGATCCAATTGATTGATTTTGCGTCGCGGTGATGTGAATAAGTAAATCCGCGACGGCCCGCGTTGGCTGCAACTAGTTGGCCGAGTTTCACCGCGTCAACGGTGCCACCGGCCACGGGCAGATCACCGGCCTGGTTATGTCGCCAAATTTGGCCGTCAGGCAGTGCTGCGATTGTTTGCGTAAACGTGTCCCAGTCGGTGCCGCGCGTACCGTTGGACACTGCGGCCCAGTGCAAAGCCAGCGGTCCGCTGGCCGCATAGCATTCTTTTTTCATGCTGCAATCCGACGGGCAACTGGCGCGCTCAGTAGTTGATACGGGAATCGGGCCGGTTTTAACATTCGCGGATTTCATTGTGAGATGGACTTGCATTTTTTACCTTTACTTGATTTGAATTGATTTTGAGAATTAAGCGCTGGCCAGTTCGCGCAGCTCGCGCACGATGTCATAGTATTCGCTGTATGACATATTGATCTTTTCGGGAAATATTGTCCATGCATGGTCATATGCTTGCATGATTTCGCGCTGGTTAAAACCGACGCCGTCTAAAAGCATAAGATCAATATGTCGATCTAGATCGACAATGATGATGTGGCCATTATCTAATTGCGTCGCAATGACGCGCTGGCCATTGGCGCTGTATTCGCGGCCGGTGTTGAATTTAAGAGTAATCATCTTTTACTTTCTTGGTTAGTTGATTTGACTTTGTAGGCAATGAGTCTTGCTGCGCTTACGCGCGTTGATAGCGTAAGGCATTTACTTGCATAAGTATATAGGGATAAACCCTAATAGAGTGTAGGCAAGTTGGGCAAAGTGTAGGCAACCTTGCACGGGCTCAAATGACCTACAGAAAAAGCTTATAGATACTGGGTTTTTTGTGATTTGTAGGTCATATTGTCATTGGTTTGAAAAATCTTAAGAAATAAATATATGTAATACTATATAGCTAATAGATAGGTATAGGGGCACGTTTAAGCAGCGACTTAAAACGCGTGACAACATTGCCTACATTGCCTACATTATGGTTTTGATAATTGTTTAGCCCGTATGTTAGTAACCACTAACTGGCGTCAAAATTGCCATGTTAGTGGCCACTAACTTAACTAAGTTAGCCCGCACTCACTTACGGCCAGGCGCAAGTAAGTGGCCACTAACTTTCAAATGTAAGTGAGCACTCACTAACTTAAAGCCTGTAAGGATGCAGTAAGAATGCTTTTAGTTTGAGGGAGGGGGTAGGGCCCGCACGAAGGGCCAGCGCGGACGGAGCGTACGCAAACAATTTTTTATTTTTTGCAAAATTTTTTCATGACAACATTGCCTACATGACCCACAGTCTGATATATTTCATCTGCTGGCGCATAGCACCTGGTTTGACCATAGCTCCTTAACTCTGTATTTCCAGAACTCCCTGCGCCAGCGCCAACATAGCGGGGTGGAGAAGGAGTATCTCGGCTGGCTCATAACCAGTAGATCGTCAGTGCAAATCTGGCCCCCGCTACCAATATCTATTACACTCGCGCACATGAGCTTTCACAGCCTCCCATTTGAGCCGCGCAAGATTGTTGCAACCGAAGCGCGCCTGAACAAAATCTACGAAGCCGCCAAACTGGGGCTTAAGGGCGACGCATTGGCCCTGGCTTCTGGCATGTTGCCAACAGAGTACCGGCAATTGTGCGAGCTTGACCCCATCGCCGACATGGCCGCGCAAAAAGGCAAAGCCGACGGCGAACTGGAAATGTCGATGTGTTTGCACAAAGCAGCCAAAGAAGGCGACGCCAAGGCGGCGCTGGCCATTCTGCAACACTCACACGGCTGGGTGGCCAAACAATCCATCAGCATCGACGTGGATCAGCGCATCAGCATCATCGGCGCGCTGCGCCAAGCCGAGTCACGGGTCATCGACGTGATTGCCAACGAACCAAGTCCACGACTAGAACCGAAATTAAATGCAATCGACCATATACAGCGCTGAAGACGAACAAGAGTTGATGGCCAGACTTTGGAGTCCGGCGATCAAGGACAACCCGCTGGCGTTTGTGATGTTTACCTACCCTTGGGGCGTCAAGGGCACGCCGCTGGAACACTTTCAAGGCCCGCGCAAGTGGCAACGTGAAGTGTTGCTGGACATCGCCGAACACATTAAACTGAACCAAGGTAACATCGATTTTGACGTGTTGCAAGAAGCCATCTCGTCTGGCCGTGGTATTGGTAAGTCAGCACTGGTCAGTTGGCTGGTGCATTGGATGGCGTCCACCAGAATCGGCTCGACAACCATCGTGTCGGCCAACTCGGAATCTCAGCTCAGAAGTATTACATGGGCCGAGATCACCAAATGGCTGGCCATGTCGATCAACAGCCACTGGTTTGAGGTCAGCGCCACCCGTGTGATGCCCGCCAAGTGGCTGGTTGAACTGGTGGAGCGCGATTTAAAGAAGGGCACCAGGTACTGGGGCGTGGAAGGCCGGTTATGGTCGGCTGAAAACCCCGACGCATATGCTGGCGTGCACAACTTCGATGGTGTTTTGGTCATTTTTGACGAGGCAAGTGGTATTGACGACTCAATTTGGGCTGTTACAGCGGGTTTTTTCACAGAAAATACGCCAAATCGCTTTTGGATGGCGTTTTCTAACCCCCGCCGCAACACGGGGTATTTTTACGAGACATTTAACAGCAAACGGGCGTTTTGGAAGACCCGCGTGGTGGACGCGCGCACGGTAGAAGGCACCGACAAGGCGGTCTATCAGCGAATTATTGACGAATACGGGCCAGATTCAGCTCAAGCGCACGTCGAGGTATACGGTATGTTCCCCAACGCAGGCGATGACCAGTTTATTGGGGCCAACTTGGTAGATGACGCGATGCAACGCAAAAAATACTTGGATCAGTCAGCGCCAATCGTGGTCGGTGTTGATCCGGCGCGGTTTGGCGCGGACGCCACGGTCATCGCGGTGCGCCAAGGTCGGGATATTGTTCGTATCGCCAGACATAGGGGCGACGACACTATGACGGTGGTTGGGCATGTGATTGACGCGATTGAGGAGTTCAAGCCGACGCTGGTGGTGATTGACGAAGGTGGCCTGGGCGCGGGCATCGTGGATCGGCTGAAGGAGCAACGGTACAAGGTCAAGGGCGTGAATTTTGGAAATAAAGCGAAGAACCCAATCATGTACGGTAACATGCGCGCGCAGATGTGGGGTGACATGCGCGAATGGTTGAAGACGGCCAGCATTCCCAACGACCGGTTTTTGAAGACTGACTTGATCTCGCCTAAGACAAAGCCCGACTCACGAGGCACGATTTTTTTGGAATCCAAGAAAGACATGAAGTTGCGCGGACTGGCGTCCCCCGACGCTGCTGACGCAATTGCTGTTACATTTGCGTTTCCTGTGGCGCATCGCGAATACACTGAGCCGACACGCAAGGTATACTCGGGTCAACGTGCCGTAGCAACTGGATGGATGGGAGCATAGAATGCCACTCGTTAAATCAAAATCACCCGAAGCATTTCGCAAGAATATCAAAGCTGAAGTCGCTGCCGGTAAGCCGGTGAAGCAGGCCGTAGCTATCGCTTACGCTGTCAAACGCGAAGCGCCAAAACCAACAAAGAAAAAATAATGGCAGATTACACAGGCATCGCCGCAGCCGGTGCTGTGGCCAACGGTGGCGACAAGAAAACTGACTCCAGTATTCTGTCCACTGCTCGCACCCGCCTCAACATGGCGATTGACGCACTGTCTGAAAGTCGCGAAGATGAGATCGACGACCTGAAATTCTACGCAGGCTCGCCCGACAACCATTGGCAATGGCCAGCGGACGTGTTGGCCACCCGTGGGGCCGTGCAAGGACAGACGATCAATGCACGCCCAACACTTACTATCAACAAGTTGCCCCAACATGTACGACAAGTCACCAATGACCAAAGGCAGAACCGCCCAAGTGGCAAGGTTATTCCAGCCAATGATGACGCCGACGTTGAAGTCGCCGAAATCTTCAACGGCATGGTCAGACACATTGAGTACATCAGCGACGCTGACGTTGCCTACGACACGGCGTGCGAAAACCAAGTCTCATACGGCGAAGGCTACATCCGCATCCTAACCGAGTATTGCGACGAAAACACATTCGACCAGGACATCAAAATTGGCCGGATTCGCAATTCATTTAGTGTCTACATGGATCCGATGATCCAAGACCCGACTGGCGCGGATCAACAATGGTGCTTGATTACTGAAGATCTTCCCAAAGACGAATACGCTCGCAAATACCCTGATTCAGCCCCCATCACCACCTTGCAATCGCTTGGTGTTGGTGACCAGAATTTGAGCCAATGGCTGACTGAGGACACCGTGCGGGTGGCCGACTATTATTATCTTGACTACACCAAGGAAACCCTTAATCTGTATCCTGGCAACGTGACCGCATTTGAAGGCACACCAGAAGACAAACAATTGAAAGAGCTTTATGGAAAACCTAAAAAAACTCGTCAGTCTGATCGTGTCCAAGTTAAATACTGCAAAATTAACGGCTATGAAATTCTTGAAGAACGCAATTGGGCGGGAAAATACATCCCCGTAGTTCGCATTGTCGGTAATGAATTTGAGGTTGACGGTAGGCTATATGTCTCCGGCTTGGTTCGCAACGCCAAAGACGCCCAGCGCATGTACAACTACTGGGTCAGCCAAGAAGCAGAAATGTTGGCCTTGGCACCCAAGGCACCGTTCATTGGCTACGGCGGTCAGTTTGAAGGCTACGAAGACAAATGGAAAACCGCCAACACCAATAACTGGCCGTATTTGGAAATCAACCCAGATGTGACCGATGGCCAAGGTGCAGTTTTGCCGTTGCCCCAGCGGGCCCAGCCTCCAATGGCATCCAGCGGTCTGTTGCAGGCCAAAGCTGGCGCGTCTGAGGACATCAAATCAACCACCGGCCAATATGACGCATCTTTGGGCATGAAGTCCAACGAACGCAGTGGCAAAGCGATTTTGGCCCGTCAGCGTGAAGGCGACGTGGGTACTTACCACTATGGTGACAATCTGGCCCGTGGGGTGCGTCACATTGTGCGTCAGTTGGTGGACTTGATTCCCAAAATTTACGACACTCAGCGCGTGGCCCGCATTATTGGTTTGGACGGCGAAACCAAGATGGTCAAGCTGAACCCTGACCAGCCGGAAGCAGTCAAAAAAATTACCGATCCGAACAACCCCGACATAGTGATCGACAAGATTTACAACCCCAACGTCGGCAAGTATGACGTGGTTGTGGCCACCGGCCCAGGATATGCCACCAAGCGCCAAGAAGCCTTGGAAGCAATGGCTCAACTGTTGCAAGGCAATCCGCAACTGTGGGCTGTCGCCGGTGACCTGTTCGTCAAGAACATGGATTGGCCAGGCGCTCAAGAGATGGCCAAGCGATTTGCCAAAACCATCGATCCCAAACTTATGGCTGAAAACGACAAACCGCCTGAGTTGCAGGCAGCGGAACAGCAAATTCAAGCTATGGGCCAAGAGCTTGATCAACTGCATCAAATGCTTACCAATGTCGGCAAATCTATCGAAGCGCAAGATATGCATCGCAAGGATTTTGAAGCTCAAGTCAAGGCATTTGATGCTGAAACCAAACGGATGCAAGCATTCCAAGCCAGCATGTCGCCGGAACAAATTCAAGACATTGTGCTGGGCACCGTGCATTCCATGATCACATCTGGTGATCTGGTCAACGAAATGCCTAGCCGTGATGTTGATATGGGCGCAGAAATGCCACAAGAAAACATGGAGCCACAACAATGAAAGCCGCTGAATTTATAGGACTGCTGTTTCTGGCCAGAGATGTAACTCATTCTGTGCATTTGAACACACGCAGTTTTAGCAAACACACAGCACTCAACATTTTTTATGATCGCATCATTGATGCGGCGGATGATTTTGCAGAAAGCTATCAAGGCCGTCATGGCTTGATTGGCCCAATCACT